ATAATTTATTTTTAAGAAATTAAATTCTGTAGAAATTATTATTAGATAGAATTTAGAATGAAAAAATAGAGTTTTATCAAAGTCTTATTATAAAGTACATTGTTACCTTAAAGGTTGGTGAGTAGTATAAAAAAGGTTAAAAATGGTGAAATTTTAAGATGAGTATGACAATTTGTATTTCAGCAATAGCAAAAGATGAACAAAAGAAAGAAGTATTAGTATTTTCAACAGACCATATGGTGAGCACACCAGTAGGGCAATTTGACCATAAAATAAAGAAATATAAGAAATTGAATAATGCAATTACTATGCTTTCAGGAAGAACACTTCTTTTTGATGAATGTATAAAAGGAGTTAAGAAAGAAGATACTTTTTCTCAAATAAAAGAGAGAATATTTAAAAATATGAAATCTATACGGAATGAAGCCATAAGGAATGAGGTTTATAATAGATTTAATATAAATTCTGATTTTGTAACAAATATGATTAACCAACCAATACAAAACCCCATAGCAAACAATATTCTTGAAACTATCTCTGGATTTAACTTAGAAACTTCTATAATGTTAATTGGCTTTGATGAAAATAATAATGCTCAGATAAGTGAAATAAATGAAAATGGAATGATTGATTTTAGGGATATACAATTTCATAGTATTGGCTCTGGAACGGTTCAGGCATTAAATACTCTTTTATTTCAAAGACAACATTGTAATGAAAGATTATCTTCTACAATATATAATGTATTTAAGGCAAAGAAGAATGCCGAAGTATCTGAAGGAGTTGGTAAAGAAACAGAAATATTAATCCTTAAAAGTTCTGGAGAGTGTAATGAAATTTCTGAAGATGATATTCAAACAATGGTTAAAATATATGATGAGGAATTGGAGTATGGAAAAAACCATAAAGATTTAAATAATATAAATCCCTTAAATAAATGTGAGGTATTAGAAGATGTTAATTAATAAACAAAAGGTTATTTCTGAAAAAAAGTTTGTTGGAGAAATTAGTGAGCAACTTAAAAATAAATTAAAAGAAAATAAATTTATTGCTTACAAGGTTTATGATGTAAATGAACAAATAAGAAAGAAGATGATTCAAGAATTAAAAGAGGGAAAATTGAAACTTCCTGCTTAGTTTTTCTTACTCAAATTAATCAACTCCAACCATTTATTCTCACTCTTTAAAGTTAAATTTGGAATAGCCAGCTCATAAGGACAGCAGTTTATACTTTGATGTTTTCTTATGAAATTATAAAATATTGAGTAACCTTTCATAATAGAATCTGCACTCTCAACACATCCGTGAAAACCTCTAAAAGTTTTAGTCCTTTCTCTTATTGAGTTGTGCATTCTTTCAACAAATAAATTAAATCCGTCGCCTTTTGAAGCACAAACAATATTATGATTCATATTGTGCCTATGGTTTTTATTATTGTATCCCCAAGTTTTCTTAATTACTTTATTGTAAGCCTTCCATCCGTCTGTTGTGATTGTTGTTACATATCCTTCGGTTTTATATTTAACTTTATTCATAACTTCCCTAATTTCATTTTGTCCTCTTGATTTAAAGTATTGAGCAGAAACCATAAAACGGGTTTGACAATCAATAGAATCAATAAACCAGTCTTTACTTAATCCTTGTTTTTTATGTGTTTCTCGTCTGTGATATTCCATTTCATCAACCTGAATTTCTTTTCCCGAATTAATCTTTAATTTATCTGTGAAATTAGAAATCATATCTGAATATTTTATAATCCATTTATAGATGGTTTTATGGCTTGAATTATGAGGATAAAATGCTTTAAAGTGTTCTTGAACTTTCCGAGTAGAAACGCCCCTATAAAATAAATCAACTGCACAAGTAATTTTTTTAGGATGGTTTTTCATTCTATAAAATCCATCATCAATAACAAAAGTTTTATTACAATCTTTACATTTATATCTTTGAATTAAACCTCTATTTTGGGTTTTTCTTTTAGTCCATTTAATAACATTTTCAGATTTACAAATAGGGCAAATGTTTTTAACTTCCTGTTTCTTATCTTTATTGTTATTCATTTTATCGTGGGTAACAAAAGAGGGGAGTTAGTAGCTCCCTTTTATTTTCCTTTGTTTATCTATTTACTTATGGGTATAGATTATTAGGGTTTATATATCTTTCGGTGGCTATATGATTATAGTAAAGTATTTAAAGGATAGATTGCAATAAGAACTATGGCAAAAAAAGAAATCAAAGTTTATGAATGCCAGTGTGAGAGGTGTGAGCATAAGTGGATAACAAGAAGTGAAGATTTACCCGTTGTTTGTCCTAACTGCAAATCTCCTTATTGGAATAAACCAAGACAAGAAAATAAAGAGAGTAAAAAATAAAATGACAAATTTAAAAGAATTTGAAAATAAAATTATATTGGGTGATTGTATTGAGAATTTAAAAAAGATTCCAGATAACTCAATAGATTTAATTTTTGCAGACCCTCCTTATAATATGCAATTACAAGGCGAACTATGGCGACCTAATCAGACTAAAGTTGATGCTGTTGATGATGAATGGGATAAATATGAGAGTTTTAAACACTATGATGATTTTTCTATTGAATGGTTAAAAGAATGTAGAAGAGTCTTAAAAGAAGATGGAGCAGTATGGGTTATAGGTTCTTATCATAATATTTTTAGAGTTGGAAAGATTATTCAAGATTTAGGGTATTGGATTCTTAATGATGTTATTTGGATGAAAACAAATCCAATGCCTAACTTTAAAGGAACTCGTTTTAACAATGCACACGAAACTTTAATATGGGCTTCTAAAAAGCAAGGTTCAAAATATAAGTTTCATTATAAATCTATGAAAGCGTTTAATGACGATAAACAAATGAGAAGCGATTGGTATATTCCTATTTGTTTAGGAAATGAAAGAATAAGAATAAACGGAGAGAAAGCACACTCCACACAGAAACCCGAAGAATTACTTTATAGAATTATTTTATCTACTTCCAATATTGGGGATGTCATTCTTGACCCATTTATGGGGAGCGGAACAACGGGAGCGATAGCAAAATTATTAAGAAGAAAGTTTATAGGTTTTGAGAAAGAAGAAAAATATAAGAAGATTGCAGAAGATAGAATAAATAAGGTTGTGCCTATTGACGAAGATTTTTTGAAATATAGAATAGAGAAACCAAAACCAAAAGTTGCCTTTGGGAATTTAATAAAAGACGGATTTATCAAGGTTGGAGAAGTATTGGTTGATAAATATGGAAACAATAAAGTTAAAGTCAATGCAGACGGAACAATAAACAACGGAGAAACTGGCTCAATCCATTCAATAAGTGCAAAAATCTTAAACAAACAAAGTAGTAATGGTTGGTCTTATTGGTATGTTATTAGGGATGGGAAATTAATGAGTATTGATGATTTAAGATATAAATATGCAAGAGAGTTTATGGACTATTAATCTTTAGAAAATTCTTCTTTAATTTCTGGAATTTTCTTTAATTCCATAATAAAGAAATGCAAATTTTCGTCTTGGTGTTCTTCTCTTTCTTTTACAATTTTATCAAAATCTAATTCCAACAAATCACAAAGCTCTTGTCCTGTTAGGGCATAGCTTTCGGGCAAAAGTCCCTTTGCCCCTCTTTCAATTTGTTCGTGAGAAGTAACATTAAAAGAACAAAATTTAATACTGACATCTTCTTCTTTCATTCCTTTTTCTTGAACCAAATAATTTTTCGCCATAATCAAACTTTGGATTTCTCCTGCTGTTTTCTTTGTGTCAAAAGTATCTCCATCTTTAATTTCAATTAACATAATTTTCCCATCTTTTTCTACAACACAATCAATATCTAATTTATGCTTATTCCCAGAACTATCTAATTTTGCATTTTTCAAAACTCTGTTTTCTTTGTTTATCTTATCAATAGAGATTCCATCTGTCTTTTTTAATCTGTTAGCCAAAAATTTCTCTAATTCATTCCCAGAAGTGATAACTGTGGCGTGAACTTTACTTAATAACATTCCTAATTTTCTATTTCCAAATAGTCTTTCATAACCAGAAGGAGTCTCATTTTCCCTTCTACCTTTTGAATTTGAAATTAAAGCCATAAAAACTAAACAATTTCAAAACTTAAAAACCTATCTACCAACCGCTAAGGTAACAATGTAACATAATGTTAATGTTTAAAAGGATTTAAATAATTCAAAAGATAAATTATAATATCACTACATCATAATCATGACGTCAGAAAGAAGTCCTAAGACATTATTTTATAACTGTCCTTGGGAAAATGAGGGAAGTATAGAAAGTAAAGCTCTTAAATATATTGGAAATTATCGTCCACAAGAAGATGTAGGAGCAAAACCAATTGATTTAAACCCATCATCTGTGGGCCAAGGGTTTGCAACAGGAAAAGACGAACAAGACATATTTAAGGCTTTTATACCATGGTTTCTATACAAACCTCCGTATGGTTTTCCTAGAGAAGTTAATCCTTTAACATTAAGACAGTTCGCTAAAAATCCTTACATATTTGCGACAATAAAAACAATAGCAGACGAGGTGTGTTCAATACCATACGATTTAGTTCTAAGAGAAGAATACCAAAAAGAAAATTATAATGAAGATGAAGAAGCAAAAAAACAAATAATAGGCTTTTTTGATAACCCGAACGGTAACGAAGAATCCTTTGAACATATTTTAAGGTGTTGGACAAAAGATGTGTGCGAGATTGGGAATTTAACAGGTGTTAAGGTTTTTAATAAAAAAGGAGAATTCAGTCAGTTATTTGCAAGAGATGCTGCAACATTTTTATTAAACCCCGACATTTATGGTTATATGGGTGACAGGGTAGAATTTGTACCACCACCAACACAGTATGTTTTAACAGGTGGATTACCAACAAACCTAAGAGACCAAATATTAGGAGCAAAAACCCCACAACAAGTTGATAAAATTCATGAGAACATAAGAAGTGAACAATACGATGCAATGTATAGAGACTCTGCAGCCTATTTTCAATATGGTTGGACTGCAGGAGCAAGACCAGTACCATTCGGGAAAAGAGAGATAATGTGGGGAGGATTAAACCCAAGAACTGATAATATATACCATCAATCACCAATAGAAACATTATACAATCAAATATTAACATTAGTTTATGGTTCAGAGTATAATCTTGATTTTTATCTGAATAATAACCTACCAAACGGTTTATTAACATTAAAAGGGGCATCAGCCGAACAAGCACAAATGTATAGACAACAAATGCAAAATCAGTTCATGGACGATGACTCGTTCGGTAACTTTAAGAAAAAACACTTCAAAGTACCAATAACAGGATATGAGGCAGTATTCACTCAATTACAAATGAGCAGTAAAGAGATGCAAGTGATAGAACAACAAAAATGGTTCACAAAGTTAGTATGGAGCGTGTTCGGGGTTACACCAGCAGAGATGGGGTTCACAGAAGATAGTAACAGAGCAACAGACGTTAATCAATCAGACGTGGCTAAAAGGAAAGCAGTAAAACCATTCTTAAAAATGTTTGAATATATAATAAACACACAATTAATGCCAGAGTTCGGTCACCCAGAATATGAATTCAAGTTTATTGAGTATGATATGCAAGAAGATAAAGCAAAACATGATTTATGGGAACAAGAGATAAGAATGGGTGTAAGGACAGCAAAACAGATAGCATTAGAAGAATTGGGTAGAAGTGAGCAAGAATTCAGTGAGGTTGAGGAAGAAAAACAAAAAGAACAAGAGATGGAACAAAGTGATGATGATGGTGATGAAGGAGATTGGTGGACAAAATCAGTTAAAACAACACCATTAGAAAAAGAATTCATTAAAGGATTAAAAGAACTAGAACAAAAAATATTATATGATGTTGAGATAAGTCAATCAGGCCTAGCAGAAATTAAAGGATATATTGATTATAAAGCGATAACCCAACAAACGCTAGACAATTATAAAAATTATTTTAATAATGAACAATACAGACAAGTTTTAAACGAGGCATTAGGAAAAGAGTTCAGTAAAGGGGTAGAACAAATCGAGAAAAAGCTTAACAGGAACGTAGTAGTGTCAACACAAGATATTAGTACTTTAACAGAATTCACTTTTAATAATATTAAAGACATGAACGAAGAACTAGTTAATAACCTAAGAAAACAGATAACAATGGGACTTCTTAATAAAGAACCAATGAACAAAATTAAACAAAGAATAAAAGAACAGTTCAATCTAAGCGAAAACAGGACAAGAACAATACTACAAACAGAAACAAACAGAATATATGGTGCTGGTAGTTTTGAGGCTGCACAGAAAAGTGGTGTTGAGTTTTATAAATATGTTGACGCTACACTTGATAAAAGAACAAGCGAAATATGCAGAGATTTACAATCAAGATATGGTAAACCAGAACAAGCAATACCAATGAACCAGAAATTTAAGTTAATTGATGGTAAAGAAGAACTACATAACCCATTCCATGTTAACTGTCGTAGCACTGTTTTATACATTCCAAAAGAAGAAACTAAAAAAAGGATTTAAATAAACTAAACAATAAGTAATAATATGCAAAAAGAATATATCGGTGTTGGAGAAACCTTTAATTTCCAAGAAATAGAAACAAAAGGCGAAAAACAACACGTAATAACAGGATATGTAAGTACTAAATCTATTGATAAATTTAATGATACAATAACAGACGAATGTCTTGACGATATGTTAGTACAAATTAAGTCTGGTAGTATTAAAATGGATCTAGAACACGAAACAATCCATGAAAACAATTTAAACATAACACCAGTGGCAAGAATAATTGATGCTAAAAAAGATGATAGAGGGTTGTGGGTTAAAGCAATATTGAACGAATCAAGCCCAAGATTTAACGAAGTGTGGGGAAGTATTAAGAACGGTTTTCTTGACGCATTTAGTATAGCATTTAAACCATTAGAAACAGCAACAAGATATATTCAAGGTAAAGCAGTAAGAATCTTAAACAAACTGAAATTAATTAATGTTGGTATCACAGGAACACCAGTAAATGAAGATTGTAGGATGGACCAAGTAGTATACAAAGCAATCAGTGAAATGGATAATGAAGAAGAATTAGTACCATTAGATGAAATAAGCGATGAAGAATTAGAAATAAAACATAAATATATCAAACGAACAGGAAAACCAGGAGATTATACATATTTCTATAGGGACGGAAGTTCAAGTAAAAGTCCAAAAGGTGAATCTGAGGGGACAGACAAAGAAAGTTCAAAAGACAAATTAAATAAAGAATTTGAGAAAAGAGATGAAGATGGGTATGGAACAAGCGATAAGGATAAATTAGCTGGAAGTGAAAGAGCAATAAGTATTCTAAAGGAAACAGGGTCTAAAAGAATAAAAGAAATTGAAGAAGATATAAAACAAACAGAAAAACACATAAGTGACATTGGAGAACCAAAAACAAAAGGTGAAAAAAACAGAAAAGAATTATTATTAATAGATTTGGGACAATTAAAAGAAAGAAAAAAAGACTTAGAAGAAACATTTAATAAGGGTATTAAGAGAGAAAATGAAAATGTTCGGAAGTTAAAAGTAAAATATAAAGATATTCTAGAGAAAAAAGCATTAAGCACACAGTCTGGATTAACACCAGAAGCAAATAACAAATCAAATTCAACCTCTAAAGAGGAAGATAACAAACAAATGGCAGAAGAAACAGAAAACAAGCCAGTTGAACAAACAGAAGTTAAAGAGGAACAAGTAGCTGAACAAACTGAAAACAACGAAGTTCAAGAAACAAAAGAAGTAGAAAATACTGAAAGTAACAACGAACAAAATCAAGAAGATACAACAGAAGTTGAAGCACTTAAATCTGAATTAGCAGAAGTTAAAGCTCAATTGGTAGAAGTTCAAAAGCAACTTGCAAAGCCTGAATTAAAGGCCTTACAAGAAGCACAGCCAATAACTAAATTAGGAGAGACAGTGACACCGTTGGGTTTAATTGGATAAAAAATGGATACATTAACAGCATACAGAATATCATTCGGTAATTTACCAGAAGGAACACGATACGCAGGTATTGATGTTAAAGCACTATCAAGTGGTGTAGAGAGATACGAAGTTGACGCAAGAACAAACATGTTCGGAGAAAACAACGTAGAATTAAAAGCTCTAAACACACAAACAGGTGGTCAAGGTACAGCCGGATACGCTTTAGTGCCAGTTTATGTAGACCCTAAGATTATTGACCAAACAAGGAAATATACACCATTGTGTGAGATAATTCCAAGAGTTAGTAATTTAGGTATGACAGCAGATTATAACTTAATCACAGCTAAGGGTGGTGGATTTGTAGCAGCAGAAGATTCTGCATTAAGTGAGAAAAACAACACTTTTGACAGACAATCTACAGCAATCAAGTTCTTATATGCAGTTGGTAGAGTAACAGGACCAGCAAGAGCAGCAATCCCTAGTTATGCATTAGCAGGTTATCAACCAGGCGCTGGTCAAAGTATGGCAAGTCCATTCAGTGATTCAGCAGCACCAAATGCTAAACAACTTGAAGTTTTAATACAAGCAAGAGCATTAAAGGAATTAGAAGAGAACCTAATCATTAATGGTGATACAGATGACGACGCAAATGAGTTTAATGGAATCATCGATTTAATGAGTACTACTAATACAGTTGATAAGAATACATCTGATTTGTCATTAACAGACATAAACACAGCAATCCAATACGCATTCGACGACGGTGGTAGACCAAATATAGCAGTGTGTGGTAGCGCAGTTTATAACGATATTTTAGCTTTATTACAAGCAAAGATTGGTTATATGCAAGCAACACAACAAGTATTGTGGGGATTCCAATCTATTGTATTACATACAATGGTAGGACCAGTTACAGTAATACCAAGCATGTTCATGAGCAACACTTCTGGAAGTAAAGCAATTTATTTCTTAGATTTATCAGTTGTTGAAATGAGAGTATTACAAGACATGGTATACGAAGACCTTGCAAAGACTAATGATAGTGATAAGTTCATGCTTAAAATGTATGAAGCTTTAATTATCAGAAACACAGCTTTCTGTTCTAGTATCACTGAGATAAAGTAAAATGGTAGAAAATTTTAATGTATCACCAGCAGAAATAGCACCTTTGGGTGGTAATCAACTTGATGGTTCTAGGTTAGCAACTGTAACAGTAACGAAAGCTACACAAAATGATACAGTAACCTTAAACAACATTAAAACTTTACTAGCAGTAGTTGGTGGAAGTGTGACAGCATCTAATGGTGCAATCACAGCAGAGACTTATACAGCAGTACTTAGTACTGGTGTTATAACTTTGACATCATCAGCAGTTGGTAGTACTACATTACTTTTATTAGTAAGATAAAATGGCAGCAGAAGAAATATCTACTACAACAGTAGGAAGCGTAGGAGAAGTAGTCACAATTACAGCAACACCTTTGAAGGCTGGTGTATACTCTGTTACTGTTGCAACACAATCTGATTGGGTAATCTTAAGTGATTTCTCAGAAGTGAAGTTTGCAACAGCTACTATCGATGCTACAGGTGCAATAAATGGATGCACAATCGATGGTACAACAACAAACAAAGTATTACTAAACAGTGCGACAACAGGTGCTGCAACAATATTGGCATTCGGGATTTAAATAATCCTCGACTTGGGTATTAATAATATACCCAGGTTAACAACTTTATAATTAAAGGAGACATAAAAAAAATGACATTAAAAAGATACAAAGATGATAATGGTTTATATTATTGGAAAGATTTGAAAGATAAGATTGAAGAAGTAGTAGAAGAAGAAAAACCAGTAGAAAAACCAAAATTAATTAAAAAAAGGAAGAAATAAATGGTTAATTATTGTACTAATGATGATATTCTAGACAAAGTTGGAGTTACAACAACAGAATTATCAACAGACACTCTTGACAGGATTGCAAAAGAAGCAACAGCAGAAGTAGATAGGCTTATTAAAACAACATGTAACCCGAAAGAAGAATTCTCAATATTTAGTGGTAATAACAAAGATTCAGTATTATTAAAAAATGTCCCAGTATTAGTGGTAAAAAACGTAAGAATTGATGATACAGACATTGATATGGAGACAGTAGAATATTCTAAAAATGGTGATGTAACATTATTAAAGACAGCAGAAGTACAATACTTTTACAGTAAAAATAATAAAAATGTTAAGATTAAATATTATTATGGATGGTTGGAAGAAAATCATAAGAAAACAACACAAGATGATGTGTTAAAAGGTGACAGTGTGGACATAGAACTTGAAGATGTATTATTATTAAAAGATAAAGACTGGGTGAGGATAAGTGGACTTGACGGATACCAAGAATGGACACAAATAAACTCAATCAATACTACAAACAAAACAATAAACTGTGATTTATTATATAATCATGAAGCAGGAAGCACAGTATATCATGGAACAATACCAGTCATAGTACAAAAACTTGCATCAGTAATCGGTGGAATAATGGGTGCAATCAAGATGATGGGTGGAACATACACATTCGCGACAAGTTATTCAGTACCAGACTACTCAATAACAAAAGGTGTACCATACCCACACTTTGTGAAAGTGCTTGACGATCTAACTAAACAAAGGGACTTGATATTAAAGAATTTAATACCATACCCAACCT